GCGACTATCACAAGGGCGTTTACTCCCTTGCGGCGCAAAATACGCGCATGGTGATTAAGGGCTTTGTCTATGATGTTTTGCTGATCGATAATCCGGACGAACGCAACGAGCAGCTTGAAATCTACCTCAAGAGGGTGGGTGCATGGAATGGCGAAGCATGACATCGAATTTTCATTCGAGGATAATACCATCGTCGTAAATCGTGCGATGGAAACAGCCATTGAAGCGGCGCTTCTGGAAGCTGCGGGCGAGCTTGTATCGCAGACGGCGCGAAATACGCGCGTCGATACGGGCAAAACGAAAGGCTCATGGGCGGCAGATGTGCGCGCAACCTCCACGGGATACGAGGCAAAAATCGGATCGCCGGAGCAGAATGCAATCTGGGAAGAGTTCGGAACGGGCGAACATGCGCTGGGTGGAAACGGCCGAAAAGGCGGTTGGGCCTACACAGACCGCAAGACCGGAGAACGTGTGTGGACGTTCGGCAAAAAGCCTTCCCGGGCCTTCTGGAAAGCCTTTAATACAGTTAAGCCGAAAATTGAAGGCTATTTTTCGGAGAAGTTCGGAATTTCCTTCAAATGAGGTGACTTATGGACAAGTTCATATTTATTGCTGACCAAATGGCCGCGATTGACGTTCCTTATGAGCTGATGGAATGGACAGCTACTGTCAAGTATCCCTATTTTGTCGGCGAATTTACGGAAGTTCCCGTTACAACCGGGGATGGATTGGAAGAATCCACGCTCCTACTTACGGGATTCCATCGCGGCAGTTATCTTGACCTTGAAAAAATCAAGGAAAAGATTAAGCATCATTTTCACCCGCGCCACGGGCGGCATGGTAGCACGAAGCACGGCCAGATTGTAGCCTTTTATGACGGCTCCCTTTATCTGCCCACGGGCGAAGCGGGATTGAAGAAAATCCAAATCAATATCACGATTAAAGAATGGAGGAATGACTAATGGGCATTCATAGCGGCATCACAAATGGCACTCCCGCAAAGATTCCCTTTGGCGCTGGCGTGTACTTCGCCGGAATCGAATATAGCGAGACTGTAGCTCCGACCGAAGAAGCCGTGAAGGCTGCAATCCTCGGCGCAACGCAGGACGGCGGCACCGTGACTATCACTCCGGAATTTTTCATGCCGGAGCTTGACGGCGCACACGTTGCCATTGCTGAGCTGCAGAACAAGGTCGGCGAAACTGCGACAATGGAAACATCCATTGCTGAGCTGTCCGCCGATGTGGTCAATCATATGGTGATTGGCAAAATTGGCGAATCCACCGACGGCGAATACGATGTTATCACTTCCGCCGACGCGCTGGCGGCGGGCCACTTCTATGATGGATTCGGATTCTGGGGTCACCTGCTGGACGGTCGCCCGTTTATCATCGTATTTAAGCAGGCGCTTTGCACTTCCGGCTACTCCGCCGAAGGCAAGAATAAGACCAACACTGTATTCAAGGGCACATTCGAGTGTCAGTCCGACATTGAATACAGCACCGTTAAGCTTCCGTATGCAATCTTCATCCGCAAGGCTGAAGGCTGGACGGCTGCAAACGTTGAAGAAGTGGCTTCTTAATTGATCGCCGCGCAAAAATGAAAAGGAGATGATCTATTATGGACAATATGGAAAAGACTCTGCCTGTTGAGGCTCCCGCCGAAACCGAAAAGAAAGCCCCGTGGACGTTGCGTCGCCTGAATGACGACGACCTGTGGCCGCTGCTGGACATTATCGCCGAAGTGCTCCCGGAAGATCTCGCTGACATGTTCCTCGATCTTTCCAGTGGAGCAAAGAAGATTGATGAAGTCGGCGCGGCCATGTTTGTGCGCCTGCTGCGCGCCGTGCTGAAGGACATCCGCAAGGTGCGCGGCCCGGTATACGAGCTGCTTTCCAGCGTTTCCGGCATCCCGGCAGCGGATATTCCGAAAATGGGCTTCGGCACTACCCCGAAGATGATTTATGCAATCATCAAAAACGAGGGCGGTGCTGATTTTTTAGCGGAGCTTTCCAAATTGTCCGAGTAGGTCAATTCAGGTTCTTGGACTTGCTGTATCAAAAATACAGCAGTCCAATGGACTTGATGCGCCTTTACATGCGGCGCGGGCGATTTGGTGAGTTCGTCACCGAAGTCATAAACGCCGAAAACAAGCGCAGGCAGGAAGAAGCAGAACGCGAGAACGAAATGCGGCTCTGGATAGCTTACTGCCACAGCTATTCGAAAGATTCCTATGCGGATTGGAAGAAGGCTGTAAGCGGCTCGGGTTCGGCGCGCGGCGGACGTGACGCAGCGCTTGACGATGACGGCATTCGTGCTATTATCGCGGGCGTATTCCCCGAAAAGAAAAGGGGTGAATAACTAATGGAACTATTTAAGCTTCTGGGCCGGATTGTTGTTGACAATACAGAAGCGAAAAAGGCGCTTGACGAAACGAGTCAAAAGGGCCAGCAGACGCAGAGCAAGCTTTCAAAAGCTTTCTCAGGATTCGGGAAAGGCGCTGTGGTGGCAGGAAAGGCAATCGGCGCAGGATTGGCCGCAGGCGGCGCGGCGATGGGCACGCTGACCATTAAGGCGCTCAACCTGTCCGGCGATTTGGAACAGAATATGGGCGGCTCCGAGGCAGTTTTCGGCAAGTATGCCGGAAAGATGCAGGATACGGCAAAAAATGCCTTTGGGCAGATGGGCCTTTCTACTTCTGACTATCTCGCCACGGCGAATAAGATGGGCGCGCTTTTTCAGGGCGCAGGATTCAGCATCAAGGATTCTATGGACTTATCATCCGGAGCTATGCAGCGCGCGGCGGACGTAGCCTCAATCATGGGTATTGATACAGAAGCGGCTATGGAGGCCATTGCAGGCGCGGCGAAGGGCAATTTTACGATGATGGATTTGTTATATAACCATAAGTGTTTAGTCCATCTAAAACCCGGTGAACGCTATCAGCGGTGTGCGGCATAATGCCGCGCTAACGGTGAAACCCCTAACGTAAAGACGAGGGCAATACCGTGCCAAGCCACTAAATGTGGAAGGTGTAACGACTATCCTTAACGGAGTACGCCGTCTATTGATACGGCGGCGGAAGCGCCGGGGCTTTGCTACCGTTTTTGACCATTTTCGCGTTGAAGTTTTATGCTTTTATGGTAAAATATACCAGAGGTGATAAAATGGAAACGTGGAAAAAGATCGTGGGATTCGATGATTATTCAGTAAGCGATAACGGCAAAATAAGAAACGACAAGACGGGCATTATTCGGAAGCCTCAAACATATACGAAAGGCTACTATTCAGTAAGGCTCAATGGAAAAAATCAATTGATTCATCGGTTGGTTGCAAAAGCATTTGTTCCGAATCCGGAAAGAAAAGCTGTGGTAGACCATATCAACGGTGATCATAAAGACAACCGAGCAAGCAATTTGCGGTGGGTCACTACGGCGGAAAACCTTATGGGACATGGACACGAAGAACGTTGCATGTTTCACAGAATGGGCATACTTGCGAAGAATCTGGCAACCGGTGAGCAAATAGAGTTCGTTTCTAAAACTGAATGCGCAAAACACTTCGGATGCTCTAAGCATCAAATAAAGATAAATCATCTTTATAAGCAGCGCAACAAAGCAGGCTGGATATTCAGCGTTTCAAAACCACATAAAAGCAAAGTATGATATAGTCTACTCCCCTAAAAGGCTCATGCATAAGCATGGGCCTTTTGAAATATCGGGAAACCGAGGGTAAAAAGGAACTTGGGCGTTGCCATGAACGACACAACCCTGAACGCCTATGCGCTCGAAAAGGGCATCGGCAAGACCACCGATCAAATGACCAATCAGGAGAAGATTGGCCTTGCGATGGAAATGTTCATGGAAAAAACCGCCTATGCGGCGGGCAACTACGCCAAAGAAAACGACACGCTAGCCGGTTCGCTCGGCACTGCAAAAGCAGCGCTGACCAATTTCCTCGACGGCTCCGGCGATGTATCGCAGCTCGTGGATTCGTTCAGCCATGCGGCAGACGTGATTATAGGCAATTTGGAA